TTGCTGAAGAAAGCCCTCCCTGCAATCCTGTTACTTTCGCTGTGTGGTCAGGCCATGGCCGCTGAGATCATCACCGTGAGCCGTTTTGAGATTGGCAAAGACAAATGGCCGTTGACGCGCGAAGAGATCATGCTGAGCTGCGAGAAAAGCGGTGCGATGTTCGCCATTAATGATGGCACCCTGGTGCAATACCCACTGAATGACCTGGCCGAAGCCCAGGTTAAATCGCACCAGTCCAACGGCAAGCCGATCAGCATTATCCAGCGCGATGATCCCGATCATCCCGGCCAGAAAATGAGCCTGCAACCACTGATCGAACGCACTCAGAAGCTGTGCGCTAACTAAGTTTCCTCTATCCCGGTGTGGCACGCCTGCCACACCGTTTCAACTTCAGATTTCTGCCATTGCGATCACAAATCGTTCAGCTTCCCCCCTCACACCACGCCCGTTGCTGGCAAAACCCCGCAGCTGTTCTACCCTTAAATAACCAGGCGTAATCGCCTGCATTAATGCCAACTTTTAGCGCACGGCTCTCCAAGAGCCATTTCCCTGGACCGAATACAGGAATCGTATTCGGTCTTTTTTTAATTCGTTGATTTTATTGAACTTATTTTCATTTGTCCGAAAATGTCCGAAAAATGTCCGAAATTCTATATTCGGTCTATACCATATCGAACTCCTGTCCACGGGAATCCAGGTACTTTTTCGTCATCGACATGTTCTTGTGGCCGAGCAATCGTTGTGCGAATTCCTCTCCTTTTTCTGCTGCGTAGAGGCGGCTGGCAAGGCTACGGATTTCGTGGAACGAGGGTGGGCTTTGTGCAAACTCCAGGGCTGTTTTATCCCGTGCATCTGCAAATGCACTGGTGATTGCATCTGGCAGAACTGCACCAGGTTTACGGCCACCTTTTCTCACAGTGGAGTAGATGAGAAATTCAGAGGGGTTTCCCGCTCTGCAACGTTCTACAACCTGGTCCAGTGAAAGACTAACGACATTCAGTGTCAGGCTTAGAGGAACCGCAAGCATATGCCCTGTTTTTCCCTGAGTAATAAAAATGCGACCGTCACGAATGTCATCAAAGGTCATCTTCGAAATATCTTCCCTTCGTTGCCCTGTCAGTAAAGCAATATCCATCGCGTTAGCGAGCCAGTTGCTCATGCTTTGTGCTGCACTTCTGATTACAGTAAATTGCTCTAACGACATCCTCTCCCTTTTGACATCAGGCGTGGGCGTTCGGGTTGGCTCCGCTGGATTCCTTTCTATTACACCCTCAACAATTGCTTCCCTGAAAACATCCAGTAAGAGTGATCTTAAAGCTGCTGCCATATTCTTTTTCCCTGATTCAATATATGAATCGAGGAAGATGGCAATTTCTCGTGTGGTGATATTCTCAATGGCTTTGGTGCCGAATTCTGCACACAAAGTCTTAAGCTGATTATTCCTTATTTTCATCGTGTTTGGTTTCAGCTCGCGGCGAGACAAAATAATTGCGTACCGATCCAACCAGAGTGAAAAAGTAAATTCTGGTTTCTCTTTAAGCCGTAAAAGAAGGGATGAAGGGATATAGTTTTCATCAATGTAGTTGTTAGCTTCGAGAGCCTGCGATACCGCTTCTCTGCGAGAAATCCGGCCAAGAGGTATCTCCTGGCCGGTGACAGGATTACGCCAGTAGTAACTCTGTCGAGATTTTCTGAATGTCAGATTCCTTGGCAGATTAGCGTTGTAGCGGTCCGGCCTGTTCGACATGTTTTAACTTCTCCACTAACGATCCCTTTTTGGGGGGGCTAACTGATGTCGTTTTTCGGACCATTTTGCTTTTACGCGGATCGACATAAATAGCGTCTGCTACCAGTTGGTATTTTTTGCCGTGAAGCTCGGGGCATGGGTATATGCGACCCTCCCGCGCCCAGCGGCGAAGCGTAGAAAGCGATGGGGGTTGTGAGTAGACCAGTGCGGCCCACTCCTGCAAATCAAGAAGCTTTGCCATAAGTTCTCCGATAGTTTACTGAGATAAACTGCAATTAAACGCAATTCAGCGTTTGGAAGGGGTAAGGATGCTAAGAGGCTTTTTTGCTAGTGATTTTCGGCTGGCATAATTCGGGCATATTGGCGCGCACGAGTGCTTCGGCGAATGGCGGCGGTACCGCGTTTCCACATCGAGCAACCTGCTTGTCTTTGGCGTATTTTGTGCCGCGAAAATCACGGTCAATTACGTACCAAGACGGAAAGCCTTGGGCGGCGTAAAGCTCATGAGGTTGGAGCATGCGCATGCCGATATCGACAATCTGAAAATCAGTGCCATCTACCGTAACCAAGCCAAAACGGTCATTCGTTGTGACGGTACCAAGGGGTTCAGTCAGTCCAACGCCTCCTTTCTCGTTTCCGTAATACTTCATTAGGAAAGCGCGAACCTCGCCCAGGTGCGTGCCGCTGGCGGTGATGGTATGCAACGGTGTATCGGTTGGCTGGCCTGTATTGGTACCGCGAAACTTAATCAGGCTCGACGTAACCAGCGCATGATGATCGGTGGTAGTCACTGTATGGGCTGGCGCATCCATAGCAGCGCCGGGGCCGGTGTAGTTGCCACCGAAGTGCTTAGTGAGGAAAGCTGTTGCCAGAGCAAACTTATTGCCTCCCGCTGTCACTGTCCCTACAGGTCTCTCAATGTCGAGCACACGCGGTGATTGCCCTGGGCGCTCTCCATAGCCCATTTGAATCATCGTGGGCATGACTAAAGCGCTATGACCTCCGCCGCCAGCAGTGACCGTTCCCGCTGGTTCATCAACCGGATGGCCGACGCTATTACCGAACTGGCGGGAAACAAACGGTGATAAGTGGGCTTCCACTATTCCCAGTGCATGGCCGTTCCCACCGGGGCGTTTTGCTGTGCCAGCAGTGACTGTCGGTACCGGCTCTGTAATTTGCTGCCCAGTTGCGCCGGTCCGAAATTTAGTCATGTGCGGCGTGACGATCGCATACCCATGGGTTTTGGTAATGGTCTGTAGCGGATCATCAAGTGACTGGCCGCGAAAGCAGTCATATTTCGTTTTGGTGCTGGTGTGGTTGCACTTAACAATGAAAGGCGTGGGGTTGTCGATCACGAAGCGCTGAATGCCTCGAGCGATGCGTTTCATTGTGTTCTCTGCCAGCGGCTTACTGCGGCCGAAAATACTGGGGCAGGGGATTGACCAGTCAATGCATTCCGCTGCGGTTCGCCAGGGCTTCAGATGACCTGACTGCACAGCCAGGCTTTTTGGATCGCCGTGTGATGGCTGTGGCCACGATACTGGTTCACCATCGCAGCGCATCACCATAAAGAAGCGTTTGCGGATAGTTGGTGCACCGAAATCACAGGCGCGCAGCTCACGGTACTCGACCGCATATCCCAGACCGGCAATCAGTCTGCGGGCGTCAGCACTATGGCGGGCAATCTGCAGGAAGTCGCAAACCTCATCCACTGCCGGATGATCTGCAGCAATGCCAGTGCTCAACATGCCTACAAATGCTGAGAAGGTTTCACCGGTATGAGAAGGATCAGGCCGGTCTTCATCCGCCAGCAATGGCCCCCACGTTTTAAATTCCTCCACATTTTCCAGCATCATTACGCGTGGCCGCTTTGCCAGCGCCCAGCGGATCACAATCCACGCCAGGCCGCGAATCTCCTTTTTAACTGGCTTGCTGCCTTTGGCTTTACTGAAATGGCGGCAGTCAGGCGAGAACCAGGCCAGCCCAACCGGCGCGCCAGCGGTCGCTGCCAGCGGGTTAATATCAAACACAGATTCACAGTAGTGCAACGTATCCGGGTGATTGGTTGTGTGCATGGCGATCGCGTTCGGGTCATGGTTGATAGCGATATCCACGCTGCGGCCGATAGCCATCTCGATCCCGGTGCTGGCTCCGCCACCTCCGGCGAAGTTATCAACGATGATTTCCCTCATTGGGCGAGCTCTCCAAACGTGGCTGTCAGTGATTGTGCTGCTGCGATAATTTCAGTGGATGGCTGGCGCTCCAGCAGCATGCGGTTAATGTGATGCTTCACTTTTCGCGCATGCTCCTGAGGTAGTGCGGCGAGCTCAGGTATCTGGTCAGCAAACAATGTGACCTCGGCAGACCATACGTCATTTATGGTTTCAGTGATGATCGATGGCGCTGGCATTGATTTAATTAGACGCGCCGCTGCGCGATCCACATGCGCCAGCATTGCTGCGCCGCGCGCTTCCAATTCATCCCGGCTGACATAATCGAATTTGGGACCACGCCACGTTTTATCGAATACGGCAATAGCAGCGCCGAAACCGGCTGATGATTCAGTCGGCTGCCCCTCTTCAGGGCGGTACCAATCAGGTAGATCAAAGCTGATGCGTCCGCGTATGAAAGCGATATGGTCCGCTTCTTCAGGCCACCATACCTCCCCGGTAGCCGCTTTTATCAGGAACACATACCGTCCGCCTGCCTCTCGCATAGACATGGTATGAGTGATGATGTGCCGCATACCTGTGATATAAGCGCCATCATGCTTGCTGGCGCGAGAATAGGGCGGGTTGGCATATCCAGCCCCCTGCAACACTGCCAATCGCGCACTCCAGTCCTGCGTGAGTGCGTTGTCCTCAGCGCTATAAAAATCTTCGCATTTGGCGTTATCCTGATCTGCAAACAAATCGAGGACGAACGGTCCATATTTTGTGTTGATGCCCCACCAGAGCTTGTCTGGCGTTCGCCACTGATCCCCAACCTCTTTTAGCTTGTGTGTGGGCTGAGCGCGTAAGGTTTCGAGCGCCATGACATAGGGCGAAAGTGAGGTTTCAGTCATTCGAGGTAAATCTCCGCAACAAGGGCCGCAATCAGCAGCGCAATCCAGATCGCGGCTATTGCCGTGATTTCGTAGTAAGGCTGGTGGCGCGCATAGTGCGCGCGTAAGTGGTTTTTCATTTGGTGGGGGCGTAAAAAAACCGCTTTCGCGGCTATCGATAAACGGGTGAGCATGCAAGCGGCGCGTTCGGCCGCCGCTCCTGCAGTCGTTTTTTGATCTGCTTACATGCGGTTTTGTCGGGATAAATGCGCTCGCTGACGGGCATAGGCTCAACGGTGACGGAGGTTAGCAGAAGAACAAAGCCGATCAGCATGGTGCCTCCGGGGGCGTTGTTGTTAGGGCACTCAGTGCTATCTTGGCAGCCTCCATCATCTGGCCACGCGTTAGCGGGTTGCCGGTAGGGTTGACAATAAACAGCCGAAGCAGGGCTGCCAGTAACTCTTTTTCTTCACTCAGCATCACTGGACCTCTTGATCTGTTTCGGTAGCTTGATCTCGTAGTTGAGAAATATGGAATTCGGCATTTAGCTCAATGACTTCGAGAGACTTCGCCACCATCGATGTCGGGTAGTCGCTGGCAAGCTTGCGGCAATACTCGAGGAATGACTGAACACCTTCGGCCTGGGCATCTAAATGCTGTGAAGCAGCAGCAAGGTTATTCAGCTGGCGCTCGAGTAATTCACGTTCAGTGAGTAGCGCCTGATAATCCTTGAAGTAAACCACCGGGCCATCGTCATCATGCAGCAGGCCATGGCCGACGACGGAATAGCGCTTTACGGTATGGCCTAGGCTGGAGGGACGCTTAGTAACCATGCTGCTCTCCTTTCAGGTTTTGATAGCGCTGCAGGAACAGAACCTGTGCCTGCCGGGGCATCAGCGGCGAGATCATCATGGGCGATGGCTCGATACCTTCAAGCTGGGTGAATACAGGCCCGTCCTCCAAGTCGAAATCACGGCGCTCTGTCGCCAGCATCACCAGATCCGCATATTTCACCTCGCGGCTTTTAGCCTCAGGTAGGCCGAACTTTTGAATGATTGCGGCCTCTACTCGACCCAGAATTGCCTGGTAATCCGGCAGAAGCGCTTTCAGCGGAGAGGAAATATCATTGCAGTAAGCTTCTGCGGCGTCGTGCAGCAGCGCTTCCATCGCCAACTGCGGCGGTACCAGATAGCTGGTCATCACAGAATGCTGCGCCACGCTGTAGAAGTGATCGAGGTGGCCGGTGAAGCGGCAGATGTTTGAAAGCGATGCGGCGATATCCTCAATGCAAATTGATTCAGGATCGATGTTCAGAAAGTCGAAATGCTTACCAGAAAGCGTGCGGATCAGGCTCATTACATATTCCTAAGGCAAAAGGGGAGGCAGCCGCGTAGAGGCCTACGCGGTGGGGTGAACGGTTAACAAAAGTGACTGGGGTTGGTAAATCCTAGAACGGGATATCGTCGTCCCAGTCTTGCGCTGGCGGCTGTTGAGCGCCATTAGCACCGGCGTTCTGGGCAAGTCGCGAGAGATTGCCCGTCGGGGCGGGTTGCTGCGGCTGACCCCATCCACGACTCATCTGCGTTGCTGCCCCCTGCTGGCGCTCATCTTTGTCTTTCATCGTTTCACAAAGGTGGTCTATCGTTTTGGCAGGTTCGTTGGCAGCATGCTCTGAATAGGTTTTGCGGGTTCCTGGCTGGAATACATGGCGAACTTCGAACTTATAGCCTTCTCCGCCATCGGTTTTGGTGTAGAGAACCTTCTGCAACATCAGGCCCACTTTCTTACCTATGAGCGCTGGGTTAGTCCAAACGATGCCCTCTTGCGTTTGCTGCTGCACCGGCTGCGCATCTTTCACCTGGCATGCCCATAACAGCGAACTGATCAGGCCGAGCCCGAACGTAGGCGCGCCATCTTTGCCGCAATAGTTAATTCGGAGGTAATTGGCTTTTGCTCCATTACTATCAAGGCTGATTTCCAGCGCTTGCGACTGGCTACCATCTTTGCCGAACGAGTAAATAGCAGAGGAGATAATCCCCTCATAAGCGCCGGTTTCGGAAATGCCGCCAGCCGTGCCGGCTGTTTTAGCCAGCTCTGCAGCTTGCGCATTCCACACAAAGCCCATAGGTATAGGTTGCTGATTCATTGCATTGATCCTTATAAATCGGTCATAAATTCAGTGATGGCGGTATCAACCGCGTGGAGGTCGTTGTCCATTTCAGTCAGCGCAGGGAACATATCTGGCGGCGCTTTCGCGGTATCGTGGTCATCGCCTTTGATCAGAAAGACGTGTTTTCCGTCCTTCTTGATGCAGCGCAGTACGATTGAGAAATAGCCTTCCGGCGTTAACTTCTCATTCAGCATTTTGCCAATCGTCTTCATGCGAACTTTCCCGTCGCTCTCCTCTGTGTGGCAAAGAAAGTAAACACGGAAATCATCGGGTAATAAGGTTGCTGCGGTAATTAGCTGCCATACGTGGTCTGCCATTTCCGTGAACTTCTGAAAGCCGGTCTGATAGGCGCGCATCATGTTTTCGTGTTGCATGACCACTTGAAAATCGTCGATTATCAGCACGCGTTTCGTGGGGTGGGTACCGAACCGCGTGATGAGCTCGCCAATACGGTTCCAGTCATCAAAACGGAAAATGTTGCCATGCTGGCGCGTTCCGTCTCCCAGCACCTTGCCGTGGAGCTTCCAGCCAGTTGACCTGAAAGGAAGCAATTTAGGGATGCATTGCAGCAAAATGGTGTTGTCGGGTTGAACGTTGCGCAGGCTGTAAGTCTTGCCTGCACCTGAATCCCCCAGAATCAAAACAGGCGTGCCCATATCAGCGCTCCAGGTAATTAATGGTTAGTTCCATGCGAGGCACATTCCGACAACCACACAAACAGAGATAAGCACCGGGGCCAGCCAGATACGGCGGCGGGGGTGGAAGTCAGCGCCCGTCAGGCGATGTTTGAACTGCAGGCGTTCAATGGGGTTCATGAAATCACTCCTTGCTGATGAGGTGTGGCGCGCTGGCGCAGTAAGTGCTGTGCTGCGTTGGCTCAAAAAAAAGCCCCCGAGGCGGGGGCAAATCAACACACAGCAATAACGTTGTTACGGGAGTTCACAACGGGGAGGGCACTGGCTGATCAGCGTGGCTATCAGGGATTGATAGGGAACTGCAGTGCCCTTTCCGTTGTGCGCCGGGGTGATGCCCGGCATCGTGCCGCCTTTACTTTTAAGCCCAATGTACTGCTGCGGTTCTCCGGGCTGCCCTGGTGAGGCGTTAAACTTGAGCCTGCTTTTCCTGGTGTCGGATAAGCTTGATTGCGTGATGAGACTGCATTTTTTCTAAAGCTTCCGCTTGTTGTTCAAGAGGTAGCATGTAGAAAATTTCAACGGCACAGCCTTGCATACCGCCATCCATTTCAGTCGTGAAGGTTGGGAGCCAGCACTTAACTTTTGCGGAGTAGGGAGGTTTCTTTGCAGCCATGGTTTTCTCCAATTATTACGGCAACATGCCGCGAATTCTCTTTGATGCTGCGCTGGCGCACCCCAAAGAAAACTTAATCACCGCTCTGTCCGCCGCATGCCAGGGATGCCTTTACCCCGTGAGGTCAGGGAATGCCTGGGTGCTGAGTTCGGACCTCTCGGCCGCCAGCTCGGTGATTGTTGGTTAGTTTGTTAAAGAGCATCAGCTTGATGCGGTGGGCTGCGTCGTGCTGTGACTGAAATATATTGCGCCAAGCGCATATGCGTCAAGCGCATAAAGCAAGATGTGATTATTCTCTGGAGGGTTTTGAGCCTTAACTTTCTGAAAAGTCTGAGATAAAAAATTATGAGATTTTTTGCGAGGGAAACAAAAAAGCCCGCATCAGCGGGCTAGGAGTTTGGCGGTTGTATTAACCGTGGCGGCGGAACTGTTGTGACTGGCTGAGCATGACCCTTCCAGAAACGTGCAGCATTTCGGCTTCATCAAGCGAAATTGTCCACTCGCGGTACTTACTGTTATCAGATATGACAATTAGGTCAGTTTTAACTTTCTGCAAGCGCTTGACGAAGGTATCACCATTAAAGTCAAAGACATAAATGCCATCACCATCGAAATAATTAACGCGTTGGTCTACGAAAATCAGGTCTCCTGGCTCAATCGTCCCTTGCATGCTGTCGCCGCGAACATTGATTAGCTTTACCATTTCCTGAGGGACAGAACCAAAAATCAGCTTCGCGTGTTCAGGTTCGTACTCAATTGATCTAATAACTTCAACAACATCTCTTGACGGCGAACCACTACCGGCACTTGCAGATACTTCGAGCACTTCCACCCTGAACACATCATTCCTCCGAGAATCTAACAAAGATCTTACACTGTATAAATCAACAGTATCATTTAAGTTGTCGGAAGAAAATAGTTCTGCGGCAGGCACTTGTAGCGCAGCGGCGATTTTTTTTATCTGGGCGTCACTGTATCCCTGTTTACCTCGCTCTAAGCGAGACAGGTTCCCCACATCGCTTTCCGCAAGCAATGCCAGTTCGGACAGGGTTAACTTTTTCGCCTTGCGGATTTGGCGAATTTTATCTCCAACATTCATGAGCACATTTGAATCCATTTATGCGTCCCTCGCAAAGCGTGTTGCGCAAATTTACCGGATGCCATATTATGCGTTCAGCGCATTTAATGAGGGCGTGAAATGCAAAATATGCGAACACCACTACGCGTTATGCGTGAGGCGAAGGGCCTAACAATCAGCGAAGTTGCCTTGGCAGTTCAAATTGATGTGGGAAATCTGAGCCGCATAGAACGAGGGATTCAGGTTACCTCTATCGAGACTGCGGAAAAAATTGCTGATTTCTTCAACCGAAAAATTAGCGAAATGCAGATTCTTTATCCGCATCGCTATGCCGAAGGACACAAAGCCGACCAATGATTGAGACATCCGGCGCTGACTGTTCTGGCTGAGGCCGGGACTGTCAGAACCTGAATAACTTAATGGAGAAATTTAAATGCGTTCATCAGCAATAACCAGCAATTCAGTTCATCTGAAATGCAAACCTGAAGTACTGGAGAGCTATTTTCACCAACAAGTGCTGGCGCGAGGTAATAAGCCACTGGCATTGGATATGGGGATTCATCCATCCGGCTTGAGCCGTACAAAGATGCGAATGGTTGGTCTTGCATGTCGACTGATCTGCCAACTTGGCTTGCCAGATGACTGCTTATTCTCAGCAGACGAGGGTAAAAGCGTTGTATTGCGGGGTGAGTTAGCCGCGAAGCTGCTTTCCATGCTTGAGCATTTAAAAATGCCAGCCGAGGGAATCGATGGATGAAAGGTTCGTTGAGACTAATCAGACCTATAGCGATCGACGCGGTATCAGAGTGTGCGTTACTCGTTATGACAGGCAAAACCGGCAAATCATTTTTATGCGGCCTGGTTACCCGCACGAATGCATGGTGCCGAAATGGTACTTCGAAAAGTATTTCAAGAAAGCAGGGAAAGAAGGCTGAACAGTTGGAGCTGAACAGCCGGGTACTACATTGCTTTGGTCAAGCGAGGTCAATTATGAAACAGAAACGCCATAAGACGCAACCTGAAACTACTGTACATAAAGACATAACCCGTGAAGCCTTTGCTCAGGAAATTAACCCTGAAGTGGGGCGGAAAATGCGCCAGCTTATTGAGCAGATTAAACGTGAGAAATCTGGGCATGAATAACACAGCGGAGATCATTAATTTTCGCGCGCCTGTGCGGCGTGAGGAGCATCGCGTGGCCGATCTTGATGATGGGTATGTCAGGCTGGCAACTCTCATTCTGGAAGAGCTAGCAGGAGCAGATTTAACTAAGCGGCAGTTCAAGGTGCTGCTGGCAGTGATCCGCCTTACCTATGGCTGGAATAAATCCCGCGACAAGATAGCCAACTCTCAACTCTCTGAGATTGCCAAATTGCCAGTTAAAAGGGTGAGTGAAACCCGCGTTCAACTTTTGAAAATGAAGGTATTAACTGCTGCGGGTCATCAGATTGGCATCAATAAAAACGTCTCTGAATGGGACATCCCTCAAAGCGAGGGATTATCCCTCAAATCAGGGGATAAAAAATCCCCTAAAGCAGGGGACGGTAATCCCTCAAAACAGGGGGACTCCATAGACATTATTCCAAAGACAGTAAAAACAGATCCCCCTAAAGCCCCCAAGGGGGAATTTTCGGAGGAGGTAATCTCACAGGCGAAACAGGTCCTGGAGTATTACAACGAGACCACAGGCGCAACCTGTCGTTCTGCAGAGCCTTTTGCCGTTCTGCTCTCTGAAAAGCCTACCCGTGCGGCGTACACCGTCGCTGATTTAAAACTGGTGGTGCTCTGGGTGGCTCGCACCTGGCCGCGTCGCGGCAACAGTGTTGCTAAGCCAGCCAACATCTGCCGGGTAAACCGCTTTGATGGCTACCTGAGCGATGCCGATATCTGGCAGCAAAATACGGTTGATATTGACTGCGGGGCCGTGGTCGAAGCCTGGAACGAAATTACCGAAGGCCGCCTGCCTCCTGCTGAACTTGATCATGACCGCGCTGCGAATATCCGCGAGATGACCGGCCATTTAAAACACAAAACCGTAGAAGCGTTTCGCATGTATTTCTCCGCGTTCATGAGTGATGCGCGCGAATTCCACTTTGGCGGCCCTGATGGCTCTGGCTGGCGCGCCAGCTTCGATTACGTCATGAAGCTGGAAACGCTGCGCAAAGTTCGGGAGAAATCATTGTGATTGAACTCGAAGCCAGTGTTATTGGCAGCTTGCTGATCGGTGGACTTACGCCAAATGCCGTAGACGTGATCAACACTCTGGATGAAAAAGCATTCAAAAATTATTTCTATCAGAGTGCCTACCGCGAAATTAAACGTCAGGCCACGCATAACATGATGATCGATGCGCTGCTCGTTGCCGAGGCGATGGAAAAAGAGCAGGGCAATCACAGTGGCGTGTTTGCCACCGTCATGGAAGCCGCCAGAAATACGCCTAGCGCGGCAAACCTGAAGGGGTACGCGAAGCGACTGGAGGAAAAATACCAGCTACGTCAGTTCATCACGCTAATGGAAGAAAACTACGACAAAGTCTCTGAGGCAGCCACTCATGATATCGCGATGGAGCTCATTCACAGCTTCACCCGCAAACTGATGACCATCAGCCGACCAACTGATGAGCTGTTGCCCGTTCGCCTGGGTGATTTGCTGGATGGGTATATAGACACGCTGGAGAAGCGTGTTTCAGATGGAGATGAGTCTCATACGGTGAAAACCGGGATCGAGGGACTGGATAATCTCACCGGCGGTCTGAATGACACCGATTTCATCATTATCGCTGCGCGTCCGGGTATGGGTAAAACAGAGCTGGCGCTGAACATCGCGGAGCAAGTCGCTAAACGCTTCGTCACTCTGGGCAGTGAAAAGGTGAGTCGCGGTGTGCTGATCTTCAGCATGGAAATGCAGGGCGAACAGATTGTTGAGCGCCAGCTAGCCAACACATCAAACCTGTCTATCTCTAAATTGCGCAAAGCGCAGCAACTTGAGGATGAGGACTGGGCGCGAATCTCTATGGGAGTCGCTCAGCTGGCTAACCTGGATGTGTGGGTAGTCGATGCTACCGATCTGAGTATTGATCAAATCCGGGCCATCGCCACGAGGCACAAACGCAATTATCCGGGGCTTTCTCTCATCATGGCCGACTATCTCGGCCTCATTCGCAAGCCATCTGCAGAACGTAATGATCTGGCGATCGGTGAAATCACTCGCGGCTTGAAAACCATGGCGATGGATTTGCGCACGCCTGTTGTCTGCCTGAGTCAGCTTTCCCGTGACGTAGAGAAGCGCCCAAACAAACGCCCTGTAAACGCGGATCTGCGTGACAGCGGCAGCATTGAACAGGATGCAGACGGCATCTGGTTTATCTATCGGGACGGAGTTTACAACCCTGACAGCCCTGCGGCCCACCTGGCGGAAATCATCGTGGGTAAAAACCGCCATGGTGAGCAGGGCGTGGTGTATCAGGAATTCCGTAACGGCCATTTCATAGACACCGACCAGGCTATCGCGGCGCAACTGGCGCGCGCGAAACCAGCCTATGGGGGTAACTCAAGGAGAGATGATTTTTGATCCAGACATTCAACATCTGCCCAGTGGCTAAACCTCGAATGACGCAACAGGACAAGTGGATAAAGCGACCGGAGGTGATGCGGTACCGTGCCTATTGCGTAGAGGTTCGGCTTAACCGCATTCAGCTGTCAGAAGAAGGGCAGCACATCAGGTTCGTTATTCCAATGCCTGCAAGCTGGAGCAAACGTAAACGGGCTGAATTAAACGGGAAACCACACAGGCAAAAGCCAGATGTGGACAACCTGCACAAGGGGCTAATGGATGCCATCCTGGACGACGACAGCGGCGTGTGGGATGTGCGGATTAGCAAAGTATGGGGGGAAACTGGCTGCATCGAAATTATTGATTCACTGTAATCAGCATAAGCATTTTATCAGGGAAATGAGTGCGGCCCTATTGCTGGCGCTGCGTGCTAATAAACCGTGCCTGAGCTACCAAGCAGGGCCACAAGAGAGAAAGGGCTGGTAAAGCATGACGGCACAGTATTTAGAGTTTGTCCGCCAGCAGCTGATTATTGCCACTGCGGATCTGAGTGGGGCAACTAAGGGGCAGTTGCAGGCATGGCTTGAAGATGCGCAGTTTTCCACAGGCCGGTTTAAGCGCAAAAAAACGAAGATTGAGGACGAAGTGACAGGACAACTTATCACGCTTGATAACCCACCGATTCCGGGCAAGCAGTCCCGCGCAAAGGGGTCAGCCATCGCGCTGGTGCAGCCGGTCGAATTCACTACCTCATCATGGCGGCGTGCGCTGCTGGCACTGGATGATCCGCACAAAGCGTGGTTGCTCTGGATTTATAGCGAAAATACCGGATTCGATTATCAGGTAGCGATAACTCAGTGGGCCTGGGATGCATTCCGCGTGCAACTGGAAGGGCGGCGCATTGCCGCTAAAACCTTAACGCGACTTAAAGCGTTGGTATGGCTGGCGGCGCAGGATTTAAGGTCTGAAATCATGGGTCGTGAAACGCTCGAGTACAAAAAGCTGGCGCAGCTGATGGGGATCACTGCAATGGCATGGACCAAAACTTTTACTGAACACTGGTTGGTGTTGAAAGGCATTTTCAGGCAGATGGATAGCCATGCGCTTAAAGCTGTATCGAATGTGAGGTCAAAGCAAAAAGCGGGTAACTTTCAACCGCTTCTTGTAAAAGTAGATTGAAACAGCTATATTTCGGTCAAATTTGATATGTTGTCAAAATTATATCTAACCCGCCTTTGTGCGGGTTTTGTCGTTTTTGGGCTACTTAATTTCTGCGCCAATCTCCTGCATCTTTTTCAGTACGCGCGTTAATTCATCCTCTGAAAGGCTGAGCTGTGCGGCCATGTAAAAAAGAATATGTGGCGAGATAGCACGCGGAGATTCGCCGCCAGTATATTTTCGCCACTGGCTATTACTTGCGACTCCTGCCAAATCTGCCATTTGGTTCCCTGTGTAGCCCAGCGTTTCTTTTAGATTCGTCAGGTCGTCGGTCGTTGGCGGGGAATAGTCGTTAATCAGTCTCATTAGCGCACCTGTAAAAAAGCCCCTTGCGGGGCTTTCGTTAAATCAGTTTGAGAAACACGGTTGCTATTGCAGCCCCTGCACCTAGCAGACCAGATGCGACAACTACCGGATACCAGCGAGATTCGCTATTTATCTTTGAAGTTTCAGCAATCAGCTTAGCAATCTCAGCGTTGATTTTTGCTAATTCAGCCTGGGTCATTTCGTGGTTACTCATCGTTCATCCTTTCGGGTTCGGGCTGCGACTTATTCGCTACCTCATGTGAAAGATAATAGCCCCTTTGGTGCTACCTGTCAATTACCCGATGTCACTTTTTTCATCTGACTACTACAGCACCAACCGGCTAACCGGAGGTGATCAAATGGTAAAACTCATGCCTGACAAAATTGCATCAGCAACTAGCTACTGCGTGTCTGGCGCGCTTGTATGTGGAGGTAGCGTGTATCAGTGGGTACAAAACCTCGACTGGAATACGGTGGCGGTGATTAGCGGTATCGTGATCGGTATTGCTACTTTCATCGTTAATGCCTGGTACAAGCGCCAGATGCTTAAGGTTTACAAGGGTGCTGTGGAGCGCGGCATCTTGTCTCCACCCGGCCAGGAGGAGTAGATATGCCTCTGTCACCGGCACTAAGAAAAAAAATTATCGCTGCATCTGTCGGTGGCGCTCTGGCTATCGCGACAGCGGTGATCCCCAGCCTTGAGGGGAAACCGCCAAAACCTTATCGCGATGTTGGCGGGGTCTGGACGGTCTGCTACGGTCATACAGGTAAAGATATCGTGATCGGCAAGACGTACAGCCAGCAGGAATGTCTGGCGCTGCTTAATCGCGATCTGGCGACCGTGGCCGCTCAGATTGACCCGTACATCAAAAAGCCCGTTCCTGAAACCACCCGTGCTGCGCTCTACTCGTTTGCCTACAACGTAGGCGCGAAAAACTTCAAAACCTCAACGCTGCTTTACCGCCTCAATCAGGGTGATACGGCTGGCGCATGTGATCAGCTCAGACGCTGGGTGTATGTGGACGGCGTGAAGTGGAAAGGGCTGGCGAACCGGCGCGAGGTTGAGCGCGATATTTGCCTGTGGAAATGATGCGATGAGCCTGAGCGATATCAAATGGGGCGCTGTCACTATTGCAGCGCTTGCGCTGGTCATTGTTGGCCTAGCCGTCACGGTGAAGATTCAGCACGCCAGCAACATCATGCTATCAGACCAGAAACAGCAGGCTGAGCGGGATAAAACCACAGCAGAGGCCATCACAGACAATGTGATTACCGCTGTCACTCTCATGAACGATATCTACCGGGCCACCCATGAAAAAAAAGCAAACGTTGCGGCGGCTGCTGGCGCTCGGGTTGTGTCTATCCGAAATCAACTCACCAGCGATGCGTGCGCTAACACCCGTATTGATAGTGCTGCTGTTGAGCAGTTGCGGCAGTACGCGGACGGTTTACGTCAAAGTCCCTTACGTACCGATCAGCAGTGAGCTGACAGCCGACACGCCACAACCCACCATTCCCGACAACATGACCTGGTCGCAGAGCCTGCAACTCAACGTGCTGGCATTCAGCGCGATAGGTCAGTGCAACCTCGATAAAGCGGCGATCCGCAAAATTGAGCAGGAACGGCAGAAATGAACAGATTCCTAACCTAGCTGAAAAGCTGGTTTATTCACACCAAAGAAGAGAAAACACCGATGTCAAAAATCAAATTAGCGCTGGCTGTACTGGCTGGCGTGCTCGCTGATGGTACTACCGCTAACACTCTGACCGTACAGGTTACCAACGATGCTGGCGGCGTGTTGTCCGGGCAAGCCGTGACACTGACGGGTGACAATGGCGTTGTTTTCTCGCGCACTGCGTTGACCACCGATGATAACGGTGCGGCGACCACTGACCTCACCAGCACGATTGCGGGCACTTATCAGGTGACTGCTACCCTGGCGGACGGTACCGCGCAGTCCATCAGCGTTGAGTTCCTGGCGGTGCCAGTGGCCGCTTCGAATGTTGTTCCAGTAGCTGCGACCACCAGCGCTCTGGATGCACTTAAAGCCGACTTCGAAAAAGAGGTTGAGTGGATTCTGCACGGCATTGAAGTGTTCGGCGAAGCTGCCGAGGCTGATCTGGTGGCGCTGCGTAACAAGTTCCGCTGATCATCACAGGGCGCATTTGCGAGTGCGCCCGATGATGAATGAGTATCGAACAGAAATAAAACGATTTGAGGTGGTGATATACTGCTCATGCCATAAGGCTAAAAAACTTGGGGTGAGCATGAAAGACGGAATTTATAAGTTAATTTTCAATACCAACGTTAATTTGAACGGCCAACTGGATGGCATCGTAGTAGTCAATGCTGGCAAGATTAACGGCGGAGATTATGTATGCTTCTACAAGGGTGAGGTGATTGGAACTCAAGCCTTTATCAAATCTACGCCTCACAATCATAAGGACACCACAGCCTTTAACGGTCATTCGCCTTTAGAACTTGAGATTAGATTTGAAGATCATACAAGCCATTATCTCTTTAAAGGCCATCTTAAGGATGATCCGAAACAAGTTATTCACGGCCAACTAAACTATTTAAGTTCGCTAGCTTAACTAACTGAAACCGCCTACGGGCGGTTTTTTATTGGAGCAACAATGGCAAAACCGGACTGGGGAGACCTTCAGCAACGGTTCCTGTCCGAGCATGCTAAAACCGGTATTTCTCCCAAAGACTGGTGCGAAGCGCAGGGACTGAATTACACATCTGCGCGCCGTTACATCAAAAAGCCATCTGCGCAAAATTCTGCGCACTCAACTGCGCAAATTGCGCAGCAAAAGCCGACCAGAATTGCGCCAGCGCAGCCCAATTTTACGACCGCAGCGCAGACTGATGTGCACGATATTGATCTGCGCATTTATGGGCTGAGCGAGCAGCAGCTCTTGTTTGTAGAGGAATATTTGATCGACCTGAACCGCACGGCAGCCTACCGCCGGGCAGGTTACAAAGGCGAGGGTAATACCGCCTACGTGAACGCCTCGCGTATGCTAAGAAATGCTAAGGTGAGCCGAGCTGTGCGGGACGTTATGGAAGCGCGAGCGCGGCGGACAGCAATCACCCAGGATGGCGTGCTGCAATGGTGGTGGGATATCGCGACCGCTGACGCCTCCGAACTGACTGAGCACCACCGTGGGTGCTGTCGCTATTGCTGGGGATTCGGTCATCAATATCAGTGGCGCGACATGGTGGAGTTTGAAGAGCAGCGCGTCGAAGCCGCCACACGCAAACAGCGTGAGCCGACAGATCAGGGCGGTTACGGTTATGATGCTGTTCTCGATCCAAATCCAGAATGCCCCCGCTGCAACGGCATTGGACTGAGCCGCACCGTGATCCACGATACCCGCGACACCTCAGGCGCTGCCCGGCGATTATTTGCCGGAGTCAAAGAGGGCAAGTTCGGTATCGAGGTGATTACCCGAAATCAGGACGATGCTCTCAAGATGGTGGCGCAGCACCTGGGCATGGTGAAAACCAGAGCCGAACTGAGCGGCCCTGATGGTGGGCCTATCAAAACTGAGCAGGTAACTATGACGGCAGAGCAGGCCGCCGAGGCGTACCGCAAAATGATGGGCTGATTGCCGAAAACGAGGCGTTGGCCGTCAAAAAAGGCTATGCAATTCTGGGCCGGTTTTATGCACGGTTTATGCACCCGATTTTACCTGGTTTCCCCCTAGAAAACCCCGACAAATAAGCCTCTCGCTGCGTATGCGGTGCGAGTGTATCTTGGCCGGGGCGCAATACGTCTATTATGTTAAATCGCTGCAATTCCTGAGAATTTTTCATGCCTATCCCGTTCCCCTTTGATTTCCGTAATCCCGATTACGGGCAGGTGTTCGAGTGGCGCATGGAGAGGCTACAGCGCATCAGGCAAAACCCTGAGGTGATGCCCGCGCTGCGAGAGTTCTACCGTAACGACCCGGCGCAGTTCATTATCGACTGGGGCATCACTACCGACCCGCGTAACCTCGATTACGGGCTGCCCGTCTCGATACCGTTTCTGCTGTTCCCGAAACAGGAGGAGTGGATTCACTGGATCATGGACCGGCGCGGCCACCATGAGAACGGCATCACCGAAAAGAGCCGTGAAATGGGGCTGAGCTGGACCTCGATCGGCCTGGCCTGTGCGATGTGCCTTTTCAACAAAGAAATGGTGATCGGCTTCGGTTCCCGTAAAGAGGAATACGTGGACAGTACCGGCGACCCAAAGGCGCTGTTCTGGAAGGCACGTAAATTCGTTGAGATGTTGCCCGTGGAGTTTCGCGGCGACTGGAACGCGAAGAAGCACGCGCCTTACATGCGTGTTGAGTTCCCCACAACCGGCGCTGTGCTCAAAGGCGAGGCGGGTGACAACATCGGACGTGGTGACCGAACCACGCTCTATTTCGTGGATGAGGCCGCATTTCTGCAGCGCCCGATGCTTATTGAGGCGTCACTCTCACAAACCACGCGCTGCCGCATCGACCTCTCATCGGTCAACGGCATGGCGAACCCGTTCGCACAGAAGCGCCACGGTGGCCGCATACCGGTATTCACCTTCCACTGGCGCAGCGACCCGCGCAAAGACGATGCCTGGTACCGGAAGGAGTGCGAGAAGATTGATAACCCGGTTGTTGTGGCGCAGGAACTTGACCTGAATTACGCTGCATCAGCGGAAGGCGTGCTGATCCCGAGCGACTGGGTGCAGGCTGCCATCGATGCGCATGTGAAGCTGGGCATTGAACCCACTGGCAAGCGCTTGGGTGCAATGGACGTGGCCGACGAAGGGCGCGATAAAAACGCCTTGTCTACCCGTCATGGCTTCCTGCTGGAGAACGTGCGCGAGTGGTCTGGCGTGGGCAGCGATATCTACGGATCGGTAGAGAAGGTGTTCGGCTACTGCGAAGAGGACCGGCTCGAAGAATTCCGCTTCGATGAGGACGGGCTGGGGGCTGGCGTTCGTGGTGACGCGCGCGCCATCAATGAGCTGCGTAAAGCGGCGAGACGGCCCATGATACTGGCTACGCCATTCCGTGGCAGCGGCGGGGTTTTCGATCCTGACGATGAAGCGGTGCGCGGCGATAACGGCCAGGCGGCCCGACTCAACAAAGATTTCTTTGCCAACGCTAAAGCACAAAGCTGGTGGTATCTGCGCAAGCTATTTCAGAACACCTACCGCGCGGTGGTTGAGGGCATGGCCTACAACCCCGACGAAATTATCTCAATCAGCAGCCTGATGGCCTGCAAAGACAAACTGGTCATTGAGCTGTCCCAGCCAACCTACTCCATTAACGGCGTGGGGAAAGTCACCGTGGACAAACAGCCTGACGGCACCAAATCACCTAACCTGGCTGACTCCGTCATGATCAACTACGCGCCAATGAACGCGGATCTGGATATCTGGATGCGCCTGTAACGAGGAAACGATGGGACGTAAGAACAGAGGCAGCGCATCGGCTCCCCAGGCGACAGCGGACAGCTACGATAACTTTATGGCGCGCGTGGGTATGCAGCAGCCTAACCAGCATGCCGCATCGACCTACCGGGCTAACTTTACCAGCCGCAACCGACTGCAGATTGAATGGGCGTACCGCTCATCAGCCATTATCGGCTCTGCCGTGGATGCTATCGCGGATGATATGACCCGCAAGGGCATCCGTATCACCTCAGAAATCGATCCCAAGCATCGCGGCATCATTGAGTCAAAATTTGATGAGCTGGAGCTGTGGGACCGGTTGAACGACACCATCAAATGGTCACGCCTCTACGGTGGTGCCGTGGGCTTTATCATGATCGAGGGGCAGGCACCGATGACGCCGCTGCGACTCGAGACGATTGGGAATGGCCGATTCAAGGGCGTGCTTCCCCTCGACCGCTGGATGATTAACCCGGTCCTGACGCGGCGTATCAAAGAAATGGGCCCGAATCTGGGCAAGCCTGAATTTTACGATGTGGTGACGACTGCTACCGGCATTCCCTCCTGGCGTATTCATCACAGCCGCCTGATCCGCTTCGACGGCGTAACGCTGCCTTACCAGCAGGCTATCACCGAAAACGAGTGGGGCATGTCGGTGGTTGAACGCATCTGGGATCGCCTCACCGCGTTCGACAGCGCCACCATGGGCGCGGCGCAGCTGGTTTACAAAGCCCACCTGCGCACCATGAAGATTAAGAAGCTCAGAGAGCTGATCGCGATGGGCGGCAAAGCCTATGACGCTTTGCTGAAAAATATGGATTTGGTGCGGCTGTATCAGAGCAATGAGGGGTTAACGCTGCTCGATGGCGAGGATGACTTTGAAACGCACCAGTACACGTTTTCCGGGCTGGATGATGTGATCGGGCAGTTCGCGGAGCAAATCAGCGGCGCGGTAGATATCCCTCTGGTGCGTCTCTTCGGCCAGTCGCCGAAAGGATTCTCAACCGGTGATGCTGACCTGGCCAACTACTACGACAAAATTGGTACGCAGCAGGAACGCCGCCTGCGTCATCCGTTGCGCAGGCTGCTGGATATCATCCACCGCTCTGAGCTGAGCCAGCCTCTACCCGATGATTTCACTTTCGAGTTTAACCCGCTCTGGCAGATGTCGGATGTGGATCGCTCCACCGTAGCCGTCAACATGACCAATGCCATCAGCACCGCCCTGAATGATGGACTGCTGACGCAGAAGGCCGCCATGACGGACCTGCGTGAAGCCTCTGATGTGACCGGCATCGGCGCATCGATTACCGATGAGGATATCAACAATGCCGCAGATGAACCGCCGCCGGGGATCGGGGGTGATGACGACGAAAAGCCTGTCGAAGCAGGCGGAGATCCAGTATCGAACCAGCCTACGCAAGATAGCGCAAGCCGTGGGGGATATCGTAAGTGGCGGCTACGATGGTTCAAATGACAGCGTCACGGAAATCATGGATGCGCTCGATGCTTACAGTCAAAAAATTGAAGGCTGGGCTGGCCGCGTAGCCACGCGCTTTGCGGACACTATCGCCAGGCAGAACGAGCATGAATGGAAGCAGAACAGCCAGCATATCAGCGCTGAGCTGCGCCATATCATCCAGAACACCTCTACCGGCCAGGTGATGCAGAGCATCGTCGCCGAGCAAATCAAGTACATCAAATCGCTGCCGCTCGAAGCGGCTGACCGCATTTACGACATCCAGAACCGGGCCATTGAAGCTGTTTCCGCTGGCGGTCGTGCTGCACCGTTTGCGAAAGAAATCGCCGCTTCCGGTGATGTGGCCGCGTCACGCGCCCGGCTGATAGCCCGAACTGAAATAGGCAGGGCGACCACCGCACTCACGCAGGCGCGCGCACTGGCTATCGGTTCCGATGGCTATATCTGGCGCACGGCGGACGATGGCGATGTACGCCACTCGCACGAAGAGATGGAGGGTAAGTTTGTCGCCTGGACTAATCCACCCACGCTGGACGGTCTGACCGGCCATGCTGGCGCACTGCCTAACTGCCGGTGCTGGTGTGAAGTCGTCATCCCCGATAAATAACGAGCCGCAGCAATGCGGTTTTTTTTGGCCTGAACCGGGCAGGAATGCATGAAATATCTGTTTAACACCCGTCTGGGTGATACCCGCTTTCGCCTGAGCGATGGCTCATTGCTTTGCAAGGATGTGCCGATCGCCAGAACCGGTAGCCAGCTCTATTCCGCTGATGACCTGCCGAATCTGGAAGCAGACAGTGATGGGGAAATCGTGGTTGAGCGCACGCCTGATGAGGTGTTCAGCCCGGAGACGCTGGCCTCCTTTGAAGGCATGACGGTGACGATCCTCCACCCGGAAGATGACGCCGGAAACATTAAGTTCGTGGACCCGGAGAACTGGCGCGAGCTGGCCGTGGGCCACGTCCAGAACGTCAGGCGCGGCACTGGCAGCCAGTCAGACCTCACTATCGCTGACCTCATCATCAAAGATGAGGCGGCCATCGGCTATATCGAAAGCGGTCTGCGCGAGGTGTCATGCGGTTATGACGCTGAGTATAAGCAGACCGGTGCGGGTAAAGCGAAACAACACCAGATCACTGGTAATCACGTGGCTCTAGTCCCAAACGGCAGGGCCGGTTTACGTTGCGCAATTGGAGACAGAAACACGATGGCAACTACCAAAAAAAGCTGGATCACGCGCTTTAGACAAGCGATGAAAACCGGCGATGCGGACACCATGAATGAACTGCTTGAATCGGCCCCGACGGGCGATGAAGGCGATTTACCTCAGGGTGTTAACCTAAATATCAACCTGAGTCCGCAAAATCCTATGCCGGATAAGAACCCGGAAATGGGCGGCCAGGCTACCGGGGATGACAACGCAGAGGTACCCGCCTGGGCACAGGCATTAATCGCTCGCCTCGATGCGCTGGAGGGGAAAACCGGTGATGGCAATGATCCGGAAAAGAACCTGACGGGTGACAGTGACCCCGAGGAGAAGGATGAGAAAGAGGAGACCGCTACCGGTGATGCTGCGTATCGTGCCGAACTCATCCTGCCGGGCATTGACCTTAAACAGGCGATGAAGCCGACAGCCTTCAAACGCCACGTTCTGGCTACTGCCGATCAGTCACTGGTACGTCAAATCGTAGGCGATGCGGCAATCAAAACGTTGAATAAGTCGGTGGTGGATATGGCGTTTACCGCTGTCTCCGAGCTGGCGAAAAGTCGCAATACTGCCGCACAGCGCACCGCTGATGCCGCCCAACGTACCACCGACTCCATCTCATCCCTCAACCAGCGCAACCAGGAATTCTGGGCTAAACGCTAAGGATCACTATGACATCAATTCTTCTCCGGATGCCTGTGGGCATTGCCGGTGCCATTTCACGTCCGCAGGACCTGACCGTTGAGCCAGCACTGCTGGATGCCACGCTGGCGTTTCCTGACTATGGCCTGCCGGGCAAATTCACCGGCAACAGCTTTGTGCCGCTGGTGGCCGGTGATACGGCAGCCGCTATTACGGGCTTCCTGGTGCGCCCTTATCCAACCACTAGCAACGCCGATTTTAATCACCAACTGGCCTCAGGCGGTGATCTGACCGGCGGCCTGCGTACCGGCGACATCCTCAAGCGCGGTTACATGACCGTGAACGTGGGTGCAGACGCCACAGGTATCACCCGTAACGCCCCTGTGTATTGCAAGCTGGCTGGCGGTGCGCTGACGCCGGATGCGCCAGCCGAGGGTGATGCCACGGTGGTGGCCGTTCCGAACGCTGTCTTTACCGGTGCCGGTGATGCAGACGGCAACGCTGAAATTTCTTACAAGATTTAAGGATCAACCATGCAGACTTTTGACCAACGCACCGTAGACGGTACTGGTGCCTTCCTGGTTGGTGAGCTTGAACGCCTTGACCAGACCCTGAACGCTCCGCTGGTGGCGTACACCTGGAGCCGTGACATTCAGTTACGCGAAGATGTGTCGATTGCCGACGACATCTCCAGCTGGACCAACACCAGCTTTGCCGCTGCCGGTTCAGGTGCGAACCCAAACGGTAAGAACTGGGTGGGCGCGAACTCCACTGCGATCGCTGGCGTAAATATCGATATTGATAAACTCGGCCTCCCGCTGAACCTGTGGGGCATGGAGCTGGGCTGGACCGTGATTGAACTGAACGCCGCGCAGCAGGTCGGTCGTCCGATTGATGCCCAGAAATATGACGGCATGCAGCTGAAATGGCAGATGGACAACGATGAGCAGGTCTACATCGGCGACACAGACAAAGGGCTGAAAGGGCTGCTTACGCTGGCAACCGGTACCGGCAAAGTGGGCCTGACAAATGCGGTTAAGACCTGGGTAACGTCAACGGCAGACGAGATCCGCCAGTCGGTGAATACCGTATTAACCACCGCCTGGAAAAACTCGGCTTACTCGATGGTGCCGACTGACCTGCTGTTGCCGCCGGAGCAGTACGCGCTGCTGGCAAGCACCATTGTGTCAGAAGCGGGTAACCAGTCACTGCTGACCTATCTCTCTACCAACACCATTGCCTATCACCAGAACGGTCTCCCGCTGAACATCCGCGCCGTGAAGTGGCTGAAAGGCCGTGGCGTGGGCGGTACCGATCGCATGCTGGCATATACCAACGACAAAAAGTTTGTCCGCTTCCCGCAGGTACCGCTACGCAGCATCCCGATCCAGTATCGCGGCCTGTACCAGCTGGTGACCTACTACGGCAAGCTGGGTGCTGTTGAACCGGTTTACCCGGAAACGCTGGCCTATATGGACGGCATCTGATCCACTGATTCAGCCCCGAAAGGGGCTTCGCAGGAGCCATCATGGCTAAAAAATCACAGGTAGAAATTCTGGTGCACACCCCGTTCACGTTCAACGCGCCTGGAGGAGAAGTGACGGAATTCGGCACCGGGCGGATCGCCGTAGACAAAGACGTTGCCGAGCACTGGTTCGTGAAAGCGCACTCCGACCAGACGGGGACGGTCACGGCGAGTGGCAGCGATGAGGAATTGCTGGCGCAGATTCAGACCCTGAACACGCAGCTGGAACAGCAGGCCAAACTGATCACCGAACAGGCTGAGCAGATCGAGGCCAAAGATAAGGCGCTGGCGGTGTTAACTGCCGAGAATGAGGCGCTTAAGGCAGGAGGCGATGGCAAAAAATAATTCACTCCCTTCCGTAGCCGATTTCCGCACCGCCTACCCCCAGTTCGCTGACACAGCCAAATTTCCCGATCTGCAGGTGACATTACGTCTCACCCTGGCGGATAACCTGCTCAATGAGAAGGTCACCGGTACCGAGATGTTCCCGTATTTCGTCAAGCTGTTTGTGGCGCATTACATGGTTCTATGGGCGGCAGACAGTCGGGCCATGGCGACCGGCGGCGCGGGCGGTTCAACTAACGGCGTGCAATCGTCGAAGTCCGTGGACAAGGTCAGCGTCAGCTATGACACCGGCGCAACGCTAAACCCGGATGCCGGTTTCTGGAACAACTCACGTTATGGCGCGGAGTTCTGGCAGCTCATCATGATGTTCGGGGCCGGAGGTCGGCAGCTATGAAATCAGGCCTGACTATCCGCGCGGACAATCTGCAGGACGTGCTGGATGCCCTGAAGCAACTGGGCAATAAGGATGTGCTGGTGGGTATACCCTCAGACCGCGCGGAACGTCAGGACGGCATGGAAATCAATAACGCGGAGCTGGGCTACCTGCACAGCTTTGGCGGGACGATCCGCGTGCCGGAACACACGACCACGCTTTACCGGCAGGTTGACGGTGAGGGCAATTTTAAACACGGCGGCAAGTTTGTTCAGCAGTCGAAAAGCAATTTCGCCACCGATCACAAGGTTGCCTCCTACACCGTGTCGCTGCCGCCGCGCCCGTTTCTCGAAATGGGGATCGCCAGCTCGCGCGTGAAAACGACCGACCTGTTAAAGCAGGCCGCTGGCGCAATGCTCAGCGGTAACGCCGCGCAGGCCGAAATCATGCTCAACCGGGCCGGTATGGTGGCATCGCAGGCGGCAAAGCAGGTGATTACCGCTGGTGACCAGCTGACGCCGCTCTCTGAACGCACCCTGCAGGCGCGGCGAAGCCGGGGCCGCACCGGTACCAAACCACTCTATGACACCGGGCAGCTGCTGCGCTCAATCACCTACGTTGTGAGGGATAAAAATGCCTGACTTAGACGTCTCAGACGTACTTTTCGATCCTGACTTCTGCAACACGTCACTGAAGGTAACGCGGCGCACCATGACGGTGGATGCTGACGGCAACGGTCACAACGCGCTGGTTACCGCGCCATTCAGCGGCGTGGTAACGGTGGATAAATCGCTGGAAAGTCGCCGGATGGAAAGCGGGCAGGTTGTGCACGGTGCAATTCTGATCGTGACCGCGGAACGCCTTACGCAGGGCCAGACGGGCCATGATGCGGATATCGTCAACTATCAGGGGCGAGACTACCGCGTTTCTTTCGTGGACCCGTACACAGAGTATGGGGCCGGATTTGTGCAGGCCCACTGTGAGCTGATGCCGTTTGACGGGGGTACGCCGGATGAGTGACAACACCTCCGGCCAGGCAGGGTGGATTCAGCCGGTTGAGGTGGTGGGGGATTACGATCAGTCTCTGGATATCCTTCTCAGCCGCTGGGTGCGATACGTCTCTGGCCTGGCTGACGGGATGGTGCGTGCGCGATGGCAGCCGGATCAGCCAGCGTTGCCGCCCGTCACCACGAACTGGTGCGCTTTTGGGGTGATGGATATTACTGCCGACAGCGGCCCGGCGATGGTCAACCAGACCGATAGCGCCACCGAATCATGGCGTCATGAACTTATTGACGTCCTGGCGTCATTTTACGGGCCGTCCGGCCAGCAGTATGCGTCACGTTTTCGCGATGGCATTGCCATCAGCCAGAACAACGCGGCGCTCAACGAATTTAACCTCACGCTCGCTGACTGCGACAGCATCCGCTCTGCGCCTGAACTGCTTAATAACCAGTGGGTGCGGCGCTATGACCTGCGCGTGCAGCTGCGGCGCAAGGTTGTCAGCACCTGGAACATTCAGTCACTGGTGGAAGCGCCAGTTACCTTTATCGGAGAATAACCATGACGCAGGGCTTACCTGTCTCCAACGTTGTGAACGTTGATGTGATCATGTCGCCTGTGGCGGCATCGGGTCGCAATTTCGGATCGCTGCTTATTCTCGGCACCTCTACCATCATCCCTGTGACTGAACGTCTGCGCCTTTATACCGCGCTGATGGATATCGGCACGGACTTCGGTACGGACAGCCCGGAATATGCGGCGGCAACTATCTATTTCAGCCAGTCGCCTGCGCCTACGCAGGTGTATATCGGGCGCTGGGCGAAGACGCTGGCCACTGCTGAATCCGGCTCGGTTGAAACCATGCTGGCGGCGGTGAACGCCGCGCAGGGCTATAACAGCTGGTACGGGCTGGGGATTGCCGACAGTGTTGCGCTGTCCGCCGCTGACGTGCTGTCTGTGGCTGCGGCCATAGAGGCCGATACGGTCACCCGCGTTTTCGCCGTGACAACCGCAGACGGCGGTGTGATCAGCACCACTTCAACGGACGACCTGGCCTCGAAAGTGAAAGCCGCCGGTTACAGCCGAACTTTCGTGCAGTATTCCACCGCCAGTGAATACGCCGCCCTCTCAGCCTTTGGCCGTGCGTTTACCGTGGACTTTACCGGCAGCAATACCACCCTCACACTGAAATTCAAAACTGAGCCGGGTGTGGCCTATGAAACCCTGACCAGCGCTCAGGCGGCGGCGGTGGATGCGAAAAACGCGAACGTCTTCGTGTACTACGCCAACGACAGCGCGATCCTGCAGCAGGGCGTGATGGGTAACGGTGACTTCTTTGATGAGCGTCACGGCCTCGACTGGCTGCAGAACTACGTGCAGACCAATCTGTTTGCTCTGCTCTACGGCTCTACGACCAAAATTCCACAGACCGATGGCGGTAATACCCGACTGCTGGCGAACGTGGAGGCGTCAATGGACCAGGCCGTTACAAACGGGCTAATCGCGCCGGGCGTGTGGAACGGTGGCGCAATCGGCCAACTGGCATCAGGCGACACGCTGACTAAAGGCTATTACGTCTACTCCGCCGGAATGGCCTCTCAGGCGCAGGCCGATCGTGAGAAGCGTAAAGCGCCGACGATTCAGGTGGCCTGCAAACTGGCTGGCGCGGTGCATTATGCCGACGTGCAGATCAATGTAGTTCGCTAAGGGGAAAATATGGCTACCTACTCATTTATGGACGTAAATGCGTCCCTGACCGGGCCGACCGGTATTATCGATCTCGGGTATGGATCTGCCAACGCGGATGAAGGTATCACCGTGACGATGGCGGAGAACAAAAACAACATGGCCATTGGGGCAGATGGCGAAGGCCAGCACAGCCTGATCGCCGGGAAGTCCGGTACCGTCACCATTAACCTGCTGAAAACCTCCCCGGTGAATAAAAAACTGTCGCTGATGTACAACGCGCAAACCCTGTCTTCAGCTCTGTGGGGTAACAACGTGATTGTGATCAACAACTCAGCCTCTGGCGATCTGGTAACGGCCCGGTCATGTGCGTTCCAGAAACACCCGGATTACAACAACCCAAAAGTGGCCGGCATCGTCGCCTGGGTATTTGATGTCATCAAAATCGATCAGGTTCTTGGGGAGTATTAACAGTGGAATTTGAACTGAAAGGGGTGCAGTACCGCACCGCAAAGCTGAGCGTTTTTGATCAGCTGAAAGTCACGCGTAAGCTGCTGCCGGTACTGGCCGGGCTGATGTCCGATTTTCAGAGCATCAGAGACGGCGCGCGCCTTACCGCTGAAGATCCGCAGTCCGCAGAGAAGGTCTACACGCTGCTGGAATCGCTGCTGCCGAAGATTGCCGACGTGCTGTCGGGTTTCAGCGAAGAAGACACGAACGCCATCATTCATACCTGCCTCGCGCGCGTGGCGCGCCAGCATGGCCGGGGCTGGTCACCCGTGTTTTCTCAGGGCGAGCTGATGTTTGATGACATCGACCTGATGAGCATGCTGCAGATGGTGGGCCGCGTGGTAGGCGACAGCCTGGGAAATTTTTTGCCCGCAGCCCCCGCCAACGAGACGCAGCCCCCGCCAGCGGGTTAATGCTGGAGTCACTGCCAGACGGCGAAGACTTTCTGATGCGCCCGGTGGATGCCGGGTATATCAGCTACGACAAGCTGATTGATGGCACGGTTGACCTGGCGGACGTGGCACGAATGAATGACTGGCTGGATTTAAAGGCCGATAACGAAGCGCGGATCAGACGATGGGAGCAGGAAAATGAACGCTGATACCATTAAAGACTTCATGATCTCGCTGGGATTCCAGGTAGATGGTGCTGGCGCGAAGAAGTTTGAATCCGTCATTCTGGGCGCAACACTGAATGTGGTTAAGCTGGGCAGCGCAGTGGAGGCGACAGCGCTCTCTGTTGTCGCCTTCACGGCAAAGATTGCCAGCGGACTGGATAACCTCTACTGGGCCGGTCAACGTAGCGGCGCAACCGTAGCGGGTATTCAGGCTCTGGGCTACGCCGCGTCTCAGACCGGCTCAAGCGTAGAGGCGGCGCGCAGCTCACTGGAAGGACTGGCGCGTTTCGTACGTAACAGCCCCGGTGCAGAAGGTTTCCTGAACCGCCTGGGGGTTCAGACGCGTGATGCCAGCGGCCGCATGCGTGATATGTCCTCGATTTTCTCAGGTGTAGGCCAGCAGCTCAGCAAAATGCCTTACTACCGGGCAAACCAGTATGCGCAAATGCTGGGCATTGATGAAAACACGCTGATGGCAATGCGGCGGGGCATGGGGCAATTCAGCGGCCAGTATACGCAAATGGCTCAGGCCATCGGTTACAACGCTGATGCGGCGGCGGTAAGCTCGAACAAATTTATGACTTCGCTGCGCTCGTTCGGCCAAATGGCGGGGATGGCGCGGGATAAAATCGGTTCAAGCCTTGCGAATGGGCTGTCCGGCTCCATCGATAACCTGCGAAAGCAAATCATCGATAACTTCCCGAAGATTGAACAAACCATCACTGCGGGCGTTAAGGGAATTTTGTGGCTGGCGGATGCGATTAGCCGACTGGTCTACCGGCTATTTGAAGCGGCACAAGATATTCAGACCTGGTGGCGAGGACTGGATAGCAGTACGCAAAAACTCATCGCCACGGTTGGCGGCCTTGTCGTTGCCTGGCGAATACTGAACAGCGCCTTTCTTGCCTCTCCTTTAGGGATCGTGACTCTGCTTATTGGCTCGCTGGCCCTCCTTTACGACGATTACAAAACGTGGAAAGAGGGCGGTAAGTCACTTATTGACTGGAGCACCTGGGAACCGGGTATTAACGCCGCTAAGGGCGCGCTGGACTGGTTCACCGATAAACTCAATAAGCTTAACAACGGCACGCTGGACTGGAAAGCTACGCTGAAATCCCTGTCTGATTTCATGAAAGGTGACTGGTCGCAGGTCATTAACGAGGCCATCAATTACGTTAACAGTAAATTCAATGGTTTCTTCTCCGACTTCGGCAAAAAGCTGGCTAACAGCCCGTTCTGGCACCTGCTGGAAAAAGCCCACATTATGTCGGCGAAAGATACCACCGATATGCTGAGCCTTTTTAATGGTACGCCGGACACTCCTGATCAGCACGCACAGTCGGTTAAAAGACCTCAACCCACCCAGGCCGGTGCTGCATTGCTGGGCTGGATGCAACCTAAGTTCGCCCAGCTTGAGGCGCTTTATCACCTTCCGGTTGGCGTACTTCGCGGCATGGCTATTACCGAGTCGGGGGGCAATCAGTTTGCAGTTGGACCAAAAACTAAATACGGTCAGGCCAAGGGGATGTTCCAGCTCATTGATGGTACTGCCAGAGATTTGGGGTTGCGTGGCAATGACGTTTTCGATCCTGCTAAATCGGCAGAGGCAGCTGCGCGTTATCTCAGCCAGTTGTTGAAAGCGAACGGCGGCAACCTGTCGAAAGCGCTGGCCTCATATAACTGGGGGCTGGGAAACGTACAGCGCTATGGCATGGGGTTGATGCCGAGGGAAACGCGGGAATACCTGCCTAAAGTGTTGAGCAATATGCCAGGCGCTACGGGTGGGGCATCCATCAGTCAGGAAACCAACATTCACATTCATGGCGTTAATGATCCGCGCCAGGCAGCGCAGGCAATAGCGGATAAACAGACTTCGGTTAATGCTCGCCTGGCGCAGTCAGCAACTACAGGGCCGCGCTGATGGATATCGTTTCAACGCTGTTAAAACTGAGCACCCGCAAAATCGGCGTTGTGGTGCCGGACGTGGTGATTTCAGAGAAGCACAGTGACCTGCTGGAGATTACTGAGCATCCGGTTGAAAAGGGTGCACCGGTTGCCGATCACGCTTTTAAACGGCCTTCTGAGGTGGTGATGGAGGTCGGGTTCTCCGGAGGTGGTTCGCTGCTGGATTTACTGGACACGTCGTCAGTAGGTTTGAGCCTGGGCCTTAGTCCGAAAGAGGTTTACCAGCAGTTGCTTGATATACAGACCAGCCGCATTCCTTTTGATGTGGTGACGGGTAAGCGGAAGTATTCAAATATGCTGATCCGTGAGCTGTCTGTTGTCACGGATAAAACCACCGAAAATGTGCTCTCCGCAACGCTCAGTCTGAGGCAGGTCATTATCACCAGCACTCAGACAACCACTGTGGCTGATAAGGCTGACATGACCCAAGGAGCCAGCACCTCAGCCGTACAGAGCGCAGGCACAAAATCCACTGCGCCTGTCAGCAATCAGTCACTGTTATCTAAGCTGAAATCATATTTTTAGGAGGATGAGTGGACTACAGCGAGATTCTTCTTTCAGCAGATAATCAGAAATTCAGCGTAGCGATCGGAGGCGTAACTTACGTTATGCGGCTGCTCTGGCGCGACAATGCCGGATGGATTATGGATTTAATGGATGGCAGTGAAACCGCAATTGTTAGCGGAATTCCACTGATTACCGGCCTGAACCTGCTGGCGCAATACAGCTATCTCAATCTGGGATTTGGGCTCATCGTGTTGTGTGATGATGACAGCCAGGAATACCCGACTAAAACAGACCTCGGCACAGGCAGTCATCTGTATGTCGTCACGGAGTAATTATGTCTCAGAACTGGATGCGGCATTTTGAACTGCAACTCATCAGCGATAGCGGAAAAATAATCAGTTTCAGTGATTTTAAGGTCACGTTTGAAATCGAGTGGACCGATACCCGCTGGCCGCGCGTAGGCCTGGTAAAAATTTACAACCTGTCAAAAGACACCGCCACTCAGATTCTGGGGAAAGAGTTTAACAGGATTAAAATCATTGCCGGGTACGATGGCTTGCCGCAAACGGTGGATTCCAGCCAGCTTAACAAGGCAACCGAAATTGATGAGTCCCAGATAGGACATGTAAACGGCACCAACTTCGGCGAGATATTTAGCGGGGATGTTCGCTTTACTATTGAGGGGCGGGATAACCCTACGGACACGTGGGTGCTCATTCAGGCCATTGACGGGCATCAGGCATTTCTTTACGCCTCGGTCACCAAAACTATTGCTGCGGGCTATACGGTTGCTGATGTGCATGCCGCATGCGTAAAAAGCTGTAGTCCTTTTAGGATAACCCAAGGCGTTACGGGTGATATGCCAGTTACCGTATTCCCCAGAGGAAGAGTGCTTTATCAGTCTACCCGGGATGTGATGGATAATGTCGCGGCACAATGCGGCGCTACCTGGCAGTTAATTGGTGGTCAACTCCAGCTACTACCGACAGATAAGTATCTGGGAACGGCAATTGTGCTCAACAGTGACACCGGGCTGATCGGCATGCCGCAACAGACGATGAGCGCGGGTGTGAATGTGCGTTGCCTGATTAACCCTAATATTCGGGTAAACGGGCTAGTGCAGATAGACGAAACATCGGTTTATCGCGCCAGCCTGTCCTCTGATGAGGTGAAGGCACTGCCTGGACGCACCAGTGAAACTGATGCGAACGGTAATCTGACAGTGAATGGTACGCTGCAACAGCCAGCGAGTATCGCTGCTGATGGGGTGTATATTGTTAAATCAATCTCCTATACTGGCGATACACGGGGCCAGCCGTGGTACATGGATTTGATGTGCTTCGCGCGCGGATCGGCTGATCTACTCAATGCCTCAGCTAAAAACAGGACTGTTTAATGCGAAAGATCATGGTTTTTTTGGGGCTGTTTATTCTTACTTCGCAATGCTTCGCAGTAACAATATGCGGCCCATTTACTTTGTCATCTGGCCCCAATGATGGCTGGTTTCGTATAAATGGTGAGAAGCCTGATACGCAAAAAGTCACCTTCTTAAAACGGAAGGAGGGCTATGACAACATTCAAGTTCAATGGATGCTCCCGCGCTCTGATGCGCCTGGCTGGCTTGGTCTCGATTACGTAAAACGTAACGGAAAAGCCGTTCTTAATGTTGAGGCTATCCGTAGCAATATGGATCAGCCACGGGTGTTTGGTTCGTTTGATTGTAAAAAGGTTTAATCTCAACTTTTAAGGAGAAATGATGTTAGATAAAACCAAGCTGATTACAGGGCTATTTGTGGCAAGTATTAGTATTGGGAATGCTTATGCTACGCCAAGAGGTGGTTCTGCTGCATATTTCCTCAGCGAAATCTGCATGAAATATGAAAATCCTGCCTACCAGGGAGACCCTGTTAAAGCAGTAAAAGAGAGCCCAGAATATGAAGCTTGGCCTTTTAAGGAAAACCTCGATCTAGCAGAGGATGCATTCAACAAGCTTAATAAGTCAGAAAAATCAGAGTGCAGTAAATATCAAGATGATAAGTTTTACTCTCTTACTAAAAAAGAAAAATAATTGAACCCGCTTCGGCGGGTTTTTTTATGCCCGGAGGAAACATGGCAGTAACCCCGCAATCCCTTGCTGGCGGCGAGCAGGAGACGCTGAAAAGCATTATCGGCTCAGCGCTTGCCGCGATCCGCGTTGCAATGCCAGGCATCATCCAGTCATTCGATCCGGGTGACGACAGCACCCCGCCTACCTGTACCGTTCAGCCAGCCATTAAAGGGCAGGTTAGTGATGACCAGGGTAACTACACGTCTGCACCGTTGCCACTACTGGTCGATGTGCCTGTGGTATTTCAGCGCGGTGGGGGTTGCTCCCTGACGTTCCCGATCAGCGAGGGCGATGAGTGCCTGCTGGTGTTTAGCGACCGCTGCATTGATTTCTGGTGGCAAAGTGGCGGCGTGCAGGAAGCGGTGGATGACCGCATGCACGACCTGTCGGACGCTTTCGCCATTGTCGGGCTGCAGTCTGGCGCGACGAAAATCGGCGGTATCAGTACCACTGCTGTCGAGCTTCGCAGCGATGACGGCGAAACAAAGCTGAGCCTGTCACCGGGTGACGGCACCATTAGCGGCACGGCACCGGGTGGCTTTAACCTGAACGGACTGAAAATCCTCAGCGATGGTCGCCTGCAGCTGGTTGACGGCTCTATTGTTGATAAGCACAACCATGGCGGCGTGCAGTATGGCGGCAGTAACACAGCGCCGCTGGGAGGCTGATATGCGGTACCGGCGCGAAGATGCTGATGGCGACTACACATTTGGTCAGGGCGATAACACCTGGCTGATTAACTCACCCGAGTGTGTCGCCCAGGCGGTGAAAACGCGATTTGAACTCTGGTACGGCCAGTGGTTTCTCGATACCACGGCTGGCACTCCCTGGATTCAGTCTGTGCTAGGCAAACAAAGCCCGGAAACTTACAGCCTGGCTATCCGCCAGCACATACTCGAAACGCAGGGCGTGAATGCCGTGACAGCCTTCGATACCAGCAAAAACACATCTACCCGCCGCGTCACGTTTACGGCAACGATCGACACCATTTACGGAACGACGACGGTCAGCAGCGAGGCTTAAATGGCTCTTAACCTTGATACGCTGGGGCTTGCCGCAACGGTAACCGCCTCAGGCATAAGTGCGCCTGACTACCAGACGGTCCTGAGTACCCTCACCGGATTTTTCCAGCAGATTTATGGCACGGACGCTTACCTTGAGCCGGACAGTAAGGATGGTCAGATGGTGGCGCTGGTGGCACTTGCCATCAACGATGCCAACAATACGGCGGTTACCGTGTATAACTCGTTTTCTCCGTCCACCGCGCAAAGTGATGCCCTGACGCGAAACGTCAAAATTAACGGCATTACCCGCAACGGGGCCACGAACTCAACGGTTGACCTGGTGCTGAGCGGTACGGCGGGAACCACTATCACTAACGGCTCGGTGAAAGATGCAAACGGCATCATCTGGAACCTGCCAGCAAGCGTGACGATTGACACTGGCGGTTCAGTGATTGCTACAGCAACCTGCGCCAACTCTGGTACGGTGGCGGCGGTGATCGGCTCTGTTAACCAAATCAACACGCCAACGCGGGGATGGACATCAGTCACGAACGCCAGTACCGCAACAGTCGGCACCGCAGTGGAAACCGACTCCGCACTGCGCATCCGTCAGGGGCAGAGCGTGGCGCTGCCTTCGCTAACTCCGTTCGATGCTGTTGATGGTGCACTGGAAAACGTTGATGGCGTGACGCGGCATAAGCTGTATGAGAACGATACCGGCTCAGCTGATTCCAATGGCCTGCCAGCACACTCACTTTCAGCAATTGTCGATGGCGGTGATGCAACAGTCATTGCCCAGACCATTCGCGGCAAAAAAGGGCAGGGTGTGGCCACATATGGCACCACCTCAGTGACGGTACCGGATACATACGGCAACCCTCATGCGATTAATTTTTACCGCTCAACCGATGTGCCAATTTATATCGCGCTTTCTCTGAAAGTTTTCACTGGTTACACCACGCAGATTGGGGAGCAGATCAAGCAGGCCATCGCTGACTACATCAACAGCCTTCTGATTGGTGATGATGTGCTTCTGAGCCGGGTTTACTCACCGGCAAACCTCGGGGTAGTCAGCGGGGGTAATGCGAAATATTACGACATTTCGTTACTTCAGATTGGCAAAAGCGCGGGTGCTGTAGCGGCGGCGAACGTAGTTATCGCATTCAATGAATCAGCATCATGCAGCACCGCTAATATCGCGCTGACGGTGACATCATGAGTAAGTACACTGAACTCATCACCAACTACCACGCTGGAAAACCGAAGTTTGTAGCCCACGTTGACCTCTCCACCCGTCCACTTATCGACGCTTCGACATCGCTGCAAAGCCTTATTACTGCATTCGACATCGACAGCGCGGTGGGCGTGCAGCTGGACGTGCTAGGCGAATGGATTGGCCGGACTCGCATTGTCAGCCAGCCAATCGCGGGCGTTTATTTCTCTTTCGATACGGACGGGCTGGGCTGGGATCAGGGGGGGTGGCAGGGGCCATATGACCCGGACGCAGGCTACACCAGCCTGAGTGACGACACCTACCGCATTGTCCTGAAAGCGAAGATAGCGATTAACAACTGGAACGGACAAAACGATACGCTGCCGCCAATTCTGGAAACCGCACTGGAAGGCTCAGGCCTGAAAATGCAGATCGTCGATAACCAGGATATGACAATTTCTGTCTGGGTTTTCCCCGAAGTAGATATCAGCCAGGTTTCTCTCGAACTACTGGCCGCCATCAGGCAGGGATATTTAACCGTCAAAGCCGCTGGCGTCTGGGTTGGCGATATTCAAACCCCCTCAAGAAACCCCATCTGTGGGGAACCGCTTCTTTGGGTTCGACATGGATAACGAATATATCGCCGGACTTGATGAAGGCGCATGGGAGAAAAAACTTTAATGGCAACTAATAACTTCAAACCGTTTTCAACTGGTATTAACGCTAACGTAATTGCTCAGGCAGATTATGAGGCTCTGGACGCTCTGATAAATGGATTCCAGGCGGGTAAGGCATCATCGGCTCAGATTAATAAAGCATTACGCCAGTCAACCTTTGTAGCGGCGGCGCTGGCTCAGTTTCTTGTTAATAAAAATGGCACTGACGTATTAGATAACGGTGATCTGAATGGGTTTGTGACTCTGCTGGGAAATACATTTGCTAAAACTTACCTTTCACGATCCAATCCCTTTGCCGATATTAAAGCAGATGGTACGGCGGCAGTAACTGCTGCGCTGGCAAATCTGGGGCTGGATCTTGCCTTGGGTGCAAAAGCCGCATTGGGCGGATCAGCTACACAAACATTTCTGGTTCAATCAGCCTCATCAAATACCAATGCAGCAGTTCCAGTGTCTCTGCTTAATAGCGGGCTGGCTTCAAAGGCAGCGCTAGCAGGAAGTTCTGGTCAGGATTTTGCTGTAGCAGGGGGAACCGCATCAAACAGTGCAGTGGCATACAATCAGTTCACATCCGGCACCAATGGAAATGGGGCATGGACTAAACTGCCAGGAGGTGGGCAGTGGTGTCGCCAAAACCTTACTCTTGCTGCCAATGCCACAACCACTTGGACATTTCCGGCGAGTTTTGTAGCTGCGCCGGCCGTATTCATCACGGCGATCAACGGCGCGTTTCAGTGCTGGTTGAATGGCATCGGACCAAGCAACTGCGGAATCTATAACAACGGCTCATCCCTGAACGTAAACCTCCTGGCAGTGTGGTAATTGAAAATGACAGATGAAAACATTGAAGTTCAGGCAACAGAAGAGATTGCACCTTTTTCTATTCGATATTTTATTCAGACTGACAGCGATGGTTACGTCACCGGAATGATGGTAGCGGTGAGCAAACAGGAGTCGGAGGGTTATGTTTCTGCACAACTTCAGGAAGTGAGTGAAGATGTCTTCAAGTCGATTGGGCAGGACTCAAAATATGTCGATGGTAAGGTGGTTCAGGGCGAGCCTAAGCCCGTACAACTTACTGCGGACAACGCGAAAGCTATCAAGTCTGCTTTACTGGCAGAAGCTAATACCAATACCCAGCCATGGCAAACTCAATTGATGCTGGGGATTATCAGTGACTCCGACAAGGATTCATTAATAACTTGGATGAAATATTACCAGGCTGTTCAAGCTATAGATATCAGTAAAGCACCGGAAATTATTTGGCCGGTACATCCCTAGATGATAATTTAGCGCAGAAAAACTGCGCTAAAGCATTAAAAATCTGTTGTAGATTTCAACATTGCAGAGCCTGTACTTATTATCACACAGTTTTCAACGCACTGATTCGGGGTGTCAATTGTGGGTTTATAAGGAATTTCAAATGAAAAGCCTTTTTTATTCTTCAAATATAAAACCATTCCCCATGGAGCCCATTCATTGGCTAATGAAATGTTTCCGAATTCATCTGTTCGCTGCACGTTTGAAAATGCATTATAAGTGGGGTTTGTAATGTCTATCATTACTTTCCCTGAGTAATTCTTACTAACTTTATTTGATAACTCTGCTGCCAGTGACTGAAGCTCTGAGCGTTGTGGTATAACGAATCCACGGACAATATTGTAAGAGCAACTGGCAGCTATGACAGTTACCAATCCCAAGATGAACGTAAATCTGTAGCGTGGGAATAAATCAGCTAAAGAAAGAAGACCGACTATAAATATTGAGCTGACAACAATTGTTAGCCCAGGCATAGTTCTCCATGTCGCCCATGACTCACTAACAATCAAACTAAGGCTAAAACTTCCTATACCAAACATTGCGACAAGCAGCAGTTTCCATCCACCATTACTCAAACGGAAGACAAAAAATAAACCAGTTATCGTCACTATGATGCTAATAGCCAGATACCATACGGAAAGGGTTATGTCATAGTTGGACAAGGCAATTCTCATTGGTTCTATAACAAACCACTTAGCCTTCCCAATAAGATCATGAGTCAATGCCGCGCGCTGGAATGTCTCGCCATACATCATCAGTGGAATGATTTTGGTCATGACAGCACTACTTAGAACCCCGCAAGCAGTCAGGGCAAAAGAAAGAATGCATTTTTTTATGTCAATTGTTTTATTTGATAGACAAATATCAATAAATGCGAATGCTAGAAGCGCCATTCCTGCAGGCTGATAGATGGCGAACGAAGCTGAAATCAGTGCTAAGGATGCAAGAACTCTGACTACGTAACGATATCTATTGCTGGAAAAGCAATCGTATGACATCAATGATAACCATGTCGCCATTACGTACACAGAGCAAGTAGCCCACGAGGTGTAAACCTGAAACGTGGGCAGCATACTTAGAGATGTTGCCAACAAAACTCGCTTTACATCTGAATCCAGAACTTCTCTTCTTTTCAAAAAAGTAAAAAGATGCACGGAAAATCCTGCAGCGCAAACTGCAGAGAAAGCGCGGAGATAAGCTAGGTCAACAAGATCAACGTTAACTTTGTAAGCCATCAACCGAAGATAGGCAAACAACGGTCTGCCAGACATTATGTCCCACTTGAATGTGTCGCAAAAACCAGCCATCACTTGCCCAAGCAAAGCATAATCATCATTGAATGCATAGTTAAATAAGTATGCCGGTGAGAAAGCGAGCAAGACTATCGTAAAAACTATTACATGCAGCTTGTGTTGCTTCCTTATCTCTTTATCCATTTTTACTTCCTACTTTTAACTAAGTATCTTGGTCTTTGTTTGGTTTCTATGTAAATCCTTCCAATGTATTCACCGAGAACACCTATTCCAATCAACTGTACGCCACCTAGAAATAGTATTGAAACTATAATTGAAGGGTATCCATCAACTGGGTTGCCAAATATCATGGTGTCGATAATCATGTATGCGCCATAGAAAAATGATAACGTTGCAACAACTAACCCTATATAGCTCCACATCCTCAGCGGGAAAGTCGAAAACGATGTTATCCCTTCAAGTGCGAGATTCCACAATTTCCAACCATTGAATTTAGAAACTCCCGCTACGCGTTCTGCACGCGAATACTCAACCACTTCAACCTGCCCGCCGACCCAGGATAATATTCCCTTCATGAAAAGATTACGTTCAGGTATTAGCTTAATGTTGTCTACAATCTCCCTGGACATCAGTCTGAAGTCACCAACATTTTCTTCAATTTTTGGGGAGCTGATTTTATTGTGCAGCTGATAGAACCACTCAGCAGTTTTTCTCTTCAGGTGAGTATCTGTACTGCGATCAGTGCGTTTTGCTAACACAACATCAGCGCCTTGTATCCATTTCTCGACTAGCTTAGGAATTACACTGATTGGGTCCTGAAGGTCTACATCAATAGGGATTACGGCCTCACCAGTAGCGTGCTCAAGACCGGCAAACAGAGCTAGCTCTTTGCCAAAGTTACGCGTGAAAGATATCGAGATCACTTGAGGGTCGGAAACGCATAGCGCATTAATGATACCCTCCGTTCCATCTTTACTGCCATCATTAATGAAGACTATCTCAACATCAAATTTTTTCAGTTCCTTACGTACTGCCTGATAGAAAATAGGCACCGCCTCCTCTTCATTGAAGACAGGAACAACCAGTGAGATTTTCATTTATTTTTTCTTTCCCTGAAAACAATGTATTTAGAATAGATAAATCCGCAAATAAAACTTATCGCTGAAAACACGACGAGTGTCGCTACGGGTGAGACTTTTAGTCGATCGGCATACGAACCGATCATGACTGCTACAATTCCCATGAACAAAACATACATCAAATAGCGTATTGTTGTGGCCTCAGAACTGAAAGTCCATTTTGCATTAGCAAAGAACGAGAATGTAACGGCTACGCAAAATGCGATGAAATTAGACAGCGATTGTGGCTGTCCATGCTCCACAAGTATAGCGAAGGTAATCCAGTGGATAGCTGTATTCATTACGCCGATGGTGGCGTATCGAGCAAATATTTTTGCCATGAGTTTTCTCTTAAAAAGTTACGTCTGATTCTGGCATCACTGAGAGGCATTATCAAGGATTGCCATCAAACCAATTGATAACTTTCTCCGAACAATAGTACTGAATGTATGCACAGTATCTATCTAAGGGTTAATTAAAAGGGCACCCCCTCTACAGCACGGGACTACGACGAGTCTCGTCTCGACCTGAACGAGCTGTGTATGTCCAACCGTAACAGCACATTCCGCATCGATACGGCTACGGGATTTATGCTGGTTGATAGCGTGACCAGAATTAAGCCTGGCGATTTAGTCGCGTTCCAGTGGGAAGGAAACCCTATGCTCGGAAAATGGTACCCGAAGCACCTGATGACGGAAGACGGCGAAGCGATAGAGGGTGAAGCGCTGGAAGAGGTGATCGTGTTGGGGAAGATTGTTTGTGAGATTCTTACGCTGGAGCGAAACGAAGGGCCAGTATGAGCCTGGCTTCTGAGTATTAATAAAAGCCTTGTAGCACATTGTGTCATTATTTATGTTGAGTATTTACTCAAAGCGTCTACTGTAAGGTTTCAGCCTTGTTAACATAAGCTTAAAAATGAAAGAAGTTAGAGCATACAGGACGCAAATGATTGGATGCGCTATAGGGTCAGCGGTCTTACAGCTCGCAGGTAGAGGTATTTATGTCAGCAATGAAAATATTCTCTATGAACTTGAAAGGATTGCCGCTGAATCGAAAGACTTGCAGATGAAAGCATTTACCTTAGATGCCGCAAAAATTCTGCGTAAAGCATGCAAGATTATCAATAATTAG